CTATGCTCCTCTAAATAGTTAGCTTGTTCTTCTGGACTCCAGTCTTTCTCTATGAGATTCTTGAAACCAGGGTGGACTAACTTATGAGGGACTGTCAAATTAGCAAGTTCTTCTTCCATCTCAATGACGTCAGATGGGTATAAATCATATCGCATCAACATAAATTCCATAATCTCTTCATAGTCATACACTTTTTCAGTGTTGGAATATTCTCCATATGGGTTGCGATCGATTGTGCTATCTTTCCAATTCGTGTAAGATCTTGATCTGTACAATCCTCTCATTACCGGAAAATTCAAATAAACATTCCTAACTCCATTTAAGATACCAGCAAACTGGGCTTCAATTTGGGAAACATTGTAATTGGTGTTTTTACACCAAAGTGTCTTAGCCAAAAATCTGCCGGGTTTAGGAACCAGTACGCTAGCATCCAAAGTTGGAGCAAATACAGATGAACAAAATTCCTTGGTAAAAGGATCTGCCAATTCCATTTTAATAACAAATCCTAATTTAAGAAACTTTGATCTATAAACCTCCAATTCGTGGGGCTTGAAACGTTCGTTCAAATATGTAACACCGTCATCACCTTTACACATCATTGCTTGTAAGCAATCTTTGAATACATTATAACAAACAATCAAGCTGAGGACAGTGTTTCCCAATAGGGTTTCACTTCTACCTGAAAGTCTTATAGCTCTAATCTTATATGATGCATTGTGTGGAGCTTTAACACGAATGTATTCAGTATCGCAGGCCATCAACTCACATACAAAGTCAGGCACACCGCATAAGCGGAAAAATTCAATAATGAATTGTAGTGCATCATACCTTTGTGTGGAGTCAAAGCTTGTGTAATCGGTGACCACTTGATACGTTGAAAATCCTGAATGATATGAATCAAAAGAACCAATTTCCTCAGCATCGCCATGGATAGGGAAGCAAACATGATTCGGCAAATAATCAGCCAATAGTTCACCTAGCGGCACAAGCCATTTACCTATCATGTAATTGAGAGTCACAGAAGCACTATGTATAGGCCTGCATTTCTTATCAGG